CACGCATTCTGGACAAGGCAAACGTGGACTTTGCGATCACCGGATTCAATGGGGAGAGTGACTACCTCGCTGTCAATGCAACAGGCGCGAACGCCAGTCAAGAAAAAATCAGAGGCGAGGAGCTTAACTTGATCCCTTTCAAGACGTGGGGAGAGTCACTGCGCAAGGCATCGAGCAAGCTTGGCTCGATATCCAACTGGGCAGGTAGTTCTACTCCAGACTATTCAGCCCTCAGCGTAGCCATCGAGGACATTGCAAAGAGACCAGAGTCTCGCAAGATTCTGTTCCTGTTGACCGATGCCGATGGTTACAACCGTGAACACATTACGCACCTGCAGAACGTTGCCAAGCGGTGCGGCGTGATTATCGTGGCGATAGGCATCGACAGTGCTGACGTAGAGAAAGTGTTTGACAATGCAGCGACAGTGAACGACACAAGAGAGCTTGCCTCTACAGCGTTCAACACATTACTTAAATCACTTAGGAGGTAGTATGGAGACAGACAAAGAGCGTGAGCTTGCAGGGAAACTCTGCGAGCTTTTTCCTGACTACGAGATGGATACGATCATCCCTGTGCTTGCAACTTTTTTAGCGAGCGCAGGGGTATCCGCTTGCAGTGACAAGAACGTGTTTCTAGGGTACGTGAATAACGTGATCGCCAATGCGTACGCTGAGGTTGACCACTCTGATGAACCGTTACAGTAAAGGAAATGATATGTGGAATTTTAGATTGCTAGACGTGAGCGAGGACAATGGCGGTACGCCTTTCATTCAACTGGTCGAGGTGTACTACAACGACAAGTCGGGTGCGCCAGAGGGGTACTGTGAACCCTGCGTAGGCAGCGAGACGGTCGAGGGCATGAAGAAGTTGCTTTCTTGGTACGCCGTTGCCTTGGAAAAGCCTGTGCTTAAGAAGTCTGAACACTTTGGGAAACTTAAAGGAGCGGTGTAATGAAAAAATATCGGATTTATGGTGAGTATGTTCAGCGGGTTTGGATTGAGGTCGCAGCCCCTGATCATGAGACAGCACAGGACATAGCTGCAGACCTGCCCCCAACGGAATGGACAACCATCAGTGCTACACCGATTGATATCACGGAGGTCGAATGACTAACCAGATGCTAGGACTGCTTGCGCAGTACGCTGCCTTACGCACAGGATGCGAGGCAGCATTGGAGTTGTTAGAGAACCCTGACGCATCCGATTTTGATGCGGACAAGGTCATCAACCTTTTACGGAAAGTGCTTGGAGAGAAATCATGAAATCAAATCTTGAACGTGCGCAGGATTTTGCATTGGATCAATGGTTATCGGATCATCCCGATGACATGACTTACGATCAGATCATCGAGGTGTTACGCAAGGACAAATGGTCTAGTCTTCAACCAAATGACGAATGGAGCGAGATCATCACCCCTTGGTATCTGATCGAGGGTCACACAGGTGAGCAGATAGCGGACTTCATTACGTCCACCTGTTCGGATGTAGAACGATTACTAGGTTAAACCACCCCCCTTCTGCTACGGCGGTCGGGGGGTTTTTTTTCGTCTTTCGGTTTGTACGCCAACCCGAATCCTGACCAGTTCTCTACACCCTTTGAGAACCGCCGCTCATGTTGAACATAAAAATCACGCAACTCATTGATAACAAAGAATTAAATCAACATTTTTGCCAACAATTTCTTCACATTATAGGTGAGAGCGATGAGCGTTTAAACGAGCAATGTAAAAATCCGTATGACAAAACACAAAAACCACCTCAAGACCCGCGCAGAATATAGCTTTAAGCATTTAAACAACAAGGCTTCCCTGCCTTGTCAGGATTGCTACTGCTATTCTTGCTATTCCTGCTACAGCGTTTAAACGGTGATTAGTACCGAGCCGTCCATCTTGATGTATGCGTTGGTTCTGGTCGCTGATCCGCCGTTGATCGTGGCTTGCGTGGTCGTGGAATCGAGGCGAATGCTTGGCACATACAGCCCGTCAGCGTTGACAATCTCTTGCACCAAAAGAATGTCAGACTGTTTGAGGTATAGAAACCCGATGACCTTCACGCACAGGGAGCGGGCGATGGTGCGGGCTTTCTCTAGCTTGTCGAACGTGACTAACCATTCATTGCCATACGCCCCCCTAAACTTCTCAAGGTCGCAGTCATAGCGGCACTTGGTCTCTACGATAGCCTTGATGGCATGGTCTAGCACCAGAAAGGCATCCACGTCCGCAGGGCGGTCTTTAGGGGTCTCGACGTACCGATACCGAGGGTAGTTGAGCAGGAAGATTTCCTTGGCTCTTTGCTCGTCTGGCAAGGTCGCTTGACCCTTGGCGGATAGGATGTCCATTTACTTTTTCGGTTTGTTTGCTTTGACAGTGTGGTCAGCGTTACGACTGAACGAGCGATTGGCACTGGGTGTTTTCAGTTTAAGGTTGGACTTGGCGTTCGTGCCGCCCTTTGACAGGGGTTTGACATGGTCGATGTCCTTGCCCTTGCGGTCTACGCCCTTGGCATCCATAGCGTACCTAGCCCGCTCACGGGCGTTACGCAGGGGTTGCTCGCCCCGTGCCTGTTGCTGATCATATTCCTTGGCGTACGGTCTTTTCTTGTTCACGTATGGCATTTCGTTTCTCGATAATTGATTGATCCATTAACCCGTTTGTCCAGAATCCCGCAGAATTCTTTTCCATTTTCTTTGCTTTCATCTCTTCAACGTTTAAACAACGTCTGTCAATACCAAAATCGCCGACTCTGTGCTTCACGAATGGAGCTTTAGAATTAAAGTATTCTCTGCAAGCTCCGCACTGATTCCTGCTTGTTCCTAATTTCATCATTTTATCTCCTAAACTCATAAGTTGCCTTGTCCATCAAGTCCAAGGGTCGTTTCTTGCTGTCGGATAGGTACTGCTTTGCCTGTATGTTGTACCAGAGGGGAATCCTACCCTCCCACTCACCGTGGCGGTTCTTGTCCACCGCAAGCACAGCGTCAGGCATTGCCTGTGCATCCTGATTGGCGGGGTCTTTCTCAAGCGTACGCTCCTTTTGCTTGTTGCGATAGACAACAATGATCTGGTCGGCAAGGTCGGTCATTGCCCCCGATCCCGCAAGGTCGAACTTGTTGGGGATCTTGTATTCGTTCTCTTGCTTGCGAATGTGGTGAACAAGGTGAATGTGGACGTTGTATTGTTGGGCAAGCTGCGTGATCTGGTTTACAAAGTCTTTCTGGGCGTTGTAATCATCCACCCCCTTGACGCACTTCATGAGCGAGTCAATGATAACGTGCTTGATCCCCTTGGATGCGGCATAGCGGATCGTTCCAAAGATCAGGCGTGGCTCAATGTTGCCCTGATGATTGAAGACATAACCTGCGCCAAGCATGAAGTCCATGAATTGGTTGAGGATCATGTCGGTCGGCTGATCGTTCATGCAAGCTTGGATTGCCATCCGTTTCAAGGTAGCCAGTGGTTTCATTTCAAGGGAGATGTTTAATACGCTCTCGCCCTGTGCGATCCATCCAAGGCTCACCATGCCAAGCAATTGTGACTTGCCATGACCGTTGATACCCGCCCAAATAGTCGTTTCACCGGTACGGAATCGGATGTTGAAATGGGTTGATCCCCAAGGCAGTTTTGCACCGTGGATCTGCTCTGGCATATGAAAGCTGTCGATCAGCTCATCACGGAATGTGCTGCCATCATAGACCTTGGCTTGGACTTCATCGTCCACCGTATAGGGCATGATGCTGTCACCGTTGATGATCTGGGCAGCTAAGGCTTCGTAATCTCTCATTGATCTCTCCGCAGTTCCATTTGTTCGCCGTCGTCCCAGCAAAGCACAGAAGGTTTAAACAGCCATACTCTGCCTGCGAACGCCTGCACCCGGGCGGAATCGCCGCCAGTGATATGGACGCGAGTGCCGCGCAGGGCATTAAAAGAAAGTTTGGCAGGGTCATCAGTTGGGTCGGCAAATAAAAACCCGATGGGAAATTTACGAACGGTCGCACCGTTTTCAGTTCGGTAAGGGACGGCGTCAATGTAAAAATGCACAGCGTTTAAACGTTGATTAGCCTGAGCCGCTGTTAGAATTGCTTGGTATCCTTGCATCACCAGTCCCGTATGTCAGTTGACATTGTTTGTTGTTTTTCCACAACCCACTCAGCTTTGAACCCAGTCCATCCTCTTGCGCAGATTTCCTGTAATGCATCGTTCAGAGACATGTTAGCTTTCTTTGCCTCACGCTCGATACCTTGTATTGCAGTTGCTGTGATGGTTGCTTTCTTAGCTTGTCTTTGCTTAACGAAGTCATCCCAGACAGATTGTGATACGCCTTCAGGCGGCGCAGTTATATCTTTTTTATGGTTCTTGGTTATTGGTTTATGGTTAGGTGGCGATTCGTTGCTAACATCGAACGTATCGTCAACGATTCGTGTACGTTGCGTTAACGCTTGCTTACGTTTAGCCTCACGTTCTTGAGCGATTCGTTTGTTTGTAATTGCTTTGCCGTGGTACTCGTCTATCTCTTCTTGGATACGCTTTTGTATAAAAACGCCGTCCTTTTCATCAAAGAACCTGCTGAGAACAAATTGAACTGCCTCGACTTCTTCCTTGGTGGATGCCCAAGTCCATTCGATAGCGTCATCTAACGTAGGGAATCGTTCACGGTCATAACACGAGTCGATCAAGAGCGTGTACGCACCGTGCTGTAGCATGGTCAAGCGTCCCGCCTTCTTGGCGTAATCGCCTATGTTTTTTTTGTAGTAATGCATTTTGTGCGCCTAAAAAAAATGGCTTCACCTGATCTCTCTTCCTGATGGAAGTTGGTCGAACGGTGGATAACCGCCAGAGATCATGTGAAGCCATATCCGTTAACCCCGACCAAGGGATGTACGAACTATATACAACTTTTAAAGCAAAGTAAAGTGGGTTCGATTAAAGCACGATTAAAAGGAGAAAATTAAACACTCGGCTTAAGTGCGACTGCCTGCCAAGGAAGTTGACCTGTAAGCCGTTGTCGTAAATTTGCGTTGCTAAAGCGCAACCCCACTAGTATAAATTTAACATGATGCACACCAAAACAAATCATTTCCCACACGCGGAGTTGGTGTATCATACCAATACTTTCTTGTGATTAAGCCTCCAAAAAGTAGATCTG